GGCTCATATTTAAAAGTCATAAATCCAAATGCAACTGCGTCCTGCGGTTGTGGAGAATCATTCGCCGTTTAATTAACATGTTAATAACAAAACTGTGTACTTTTACTGAAAAGTATGGTAGAATATTATTATAATAAAGGGAGAACATATGACTAAATTACAACAACATTATATTAATTTTCAATCACAACCAACAATTCCACAAAAAATTCTTTACTTACAAAATAATCAAAAAGAATTATCAACTTATAACATTAATATACCAAACTTAATTTCACATTGGTTTAAACAAAAAGAATCATAATGGCATTTTACACCAACGTACTTCGGTACAAAAACAATATATACTATCGCGGTTACTCAGATAACGGCGATAGAGTTATGCGTAAAGACTTTTTTATACCAAAGTTTTATAAATCAACAAAAACTGAGATGACTAAGAAAAAAGGTTTAGATGGTTACAATGTCATTGAACCAAAAAAGTTTGAAAGCATGTATGATGCCGGACAATGGTACAAAGATAATATTGGAGTATCTGGTCACACCATATATGGCAATAAAAAGTTTGTTCAACAATATATTACTGAAAAATTTCCAAGGGAAATAAAATTCAATCGTGAGCATATAAACGTAGGCACTTTCGATATTGAAACAGATTATGATAGCGGTTTTCCATATCCTGAACAAGCCGAACACAAAATTTTATCTATATCATATAAGTCAAGTAAATCTAAACTGTATCATGTTTGGGGCTATGGAGAATATGATACAGATAAAGCTTTAATTCAACCAGTGACTTATTATAAATGTAAAGATGAAGCAGAACTTTTAACAAAGTTTATAGAGTTTTGGTCAAATCCAGATAATACACCTGATATTATAACAGGTTGGAATACAAGATTTTTTGATATACCATACGTAATGAATCGTACATCAAAGATATTAGGAATTGGTGAGTTACTAAAATTTTCTCCATGGGGACTTAAATCAGAATACAGACCAATAAGAAGACGTGGCGGTGAACAATACGTATATGAAATACCAGGTATTCAGACTCTTGATTATATGGAGTTATTTCAAAAGTTTGGTTATACTTACGGTCAACAAGAATCATATGCATTGAATCATATTGCATACGTTGTACTAAATGAAAAAAAACTTTCGTACGAAGAATCAGGTTCACTTAAAAATTTATATAAAGATGATTATCAAAAGTACATAGATTATAATATGAAAGACGTACAACTTGTTGATAGACTAGAAGAAAAGCTTGGCTTGATTACTTTGGCAATAACTGTAGCTTATAAAGGTGGTGTGAACTATCAAGAAACATTTGGCGTTACAGCAATATGGGAATCAATCATTTATCGTAAATTAAATGAAAACAATATTGTAACACCGTTGTCACAAAAAGATGATCATTATAAAATTGTAGGCTCACAAGCAAAATCTATAACAAAGGTTAGCAGTAATAATGGTAAAGACTATGACTCAACAAAATCATCTGTCATTGCAGGTGGCTATGTAAAAGAACCGAAAGCTGGTAAATATAACTGGGTGGTTTCTTTTGATTTAAATTCGCTATATCCAAACATAGTTGTACAAAATAATATGTCACCAGAAACTTACTTAACATATACACCAAGTAATAATTGTAGCATAGCTGGTAAAGAAGGAAATGAAACATTCTATAGTAAAGATAAAGTAGGTGTCTTACCAACAATAATTAAAGAATACTATGATGAACGTGTTTCTATAAAGAAACAAATGTTAGCAGCAAAAAGTGAAATGCAAAAAGGTTATACCTTTGAACTTGATAAAGAAATTAGTAACCTTGATAACAGACAAATGGCTATCAAAATTCTACTAAACAGTTTATATGGTGCACTCGCGAATATACACTTTTTATATTTTACACCCGGAATAGCAGAAGGTGTTACACTAACAGGTCAACGTGCAATCAAATGGGCTCAAGATACTATGAATCGTGAATTACAAAAGCTTTTAAAAACTGATCATGATTATGTTATTGCTATCGATACAGATTCATTATACGTTAATTTTGGTCCACTTGTAGAAAAATTAAAACCAAAGAATGAAGTTTTATTCTTAGATAAAATTTGTAAAGAACATTTCGAGCCTGCAATTAAAAAAGACTATGAAGAATTTTGTAAGAGGTTAAACTCTTATGAAAATAGAATGATGATGGCAAGAGAAGCAATATCAGATGTTGGTATATGGACTGCTAAAAAGCGATACATACTTAATGTACATAACAATGAAGGTGTACAATTTAAAGAACCTCAGCTTAAAATAATGGGTATTGAAGCCGTAAAGTCTTCAACTCCAGAAATAGTACGTAATAAATTTAAAGAAGTTTTTAAATTAATTGTATCGAGTACTGAAAGTGAAACACAAAAATTTATATCAGATTTTAAAAATCAATTTAGAAATTTATATCCTGAAGATGTGGCATTTCCAAGAAGAGTTACTAATATAACTGACTGGTATGATAGAAGAAGAATATTTAAGAAAAGTTGTCCTATTCATGTAAGAGGCGCATTGCTACATAATTATTTTATAAAGCAACACAAACTTGAAAACAAGTACGAACTTATAACAAACGGTGACAGAATAAAATTTGTTTATTTAAAATTACCAAATGGTATAAGACAAAATGTTATTGCATTTAAAGACGTACTACCAAAAGAATTTAAATTACATAATCAAATAGACTATGATTTACAATTTGATAAAACATTTATTGAACCACTAAATTTAATTTTAAACCCTATCGGCTGGAGAGCTGAAGAAATAGCAACCTTGGAGGATTTTTTTGTATGAGTAAAAACTGGTTTCATGATATGATAGTTATGCACCAAAAATATGGTGTTAATAAATGGATGCAGGCTGAACAGCAGTCTGATGTTCCAATTAAAAGATTAAAAGAATATATGGAATTTAGACTTGGCATGATGCAAGAAGAACTTGATGAAACAAAAGAAGCATTTAAACTAAAAGATGCACCAGGAATGGTTGATGGCATTATTGATTTATGTGTTTTTGCTATCGGCACTTTAGAAGTATTTGGTGTTGATGCACAAAAAGCATGGGATGAAGTGTATAGAGCAAACATGTCAAAAGAAGTTGGTATTAAAGAAGGTAGGCCTAATCCACTTGGATTACCAGATTTAAAAAAGCCAGATGATTGGCAAGGACCAGTACATGAGGATAACTGTGGAAATATCTCTGACTCTTTTCAATAGTATTTTTGATAACAAAACTACACAGAAACTAACATTCAAAGATTTTGAAAGTTTTGAAAAAGCTTTGTATGGTTTATCTGAACGTAGAATAAAATCAAAGAAAGAAGCACCGTTAATGTCACCTGCTTGCTACAAGCCTGACACTACTCGTAAAAATGACAATGTTACAATGTGGTCAAGTTGGTGTGCAGTTGATGTAGATGATTTTAAATATGAAGGAGACTTATATGGAAATTTACGTACACGGTTTGGTAATTATAAGTTCGTTTGTTACTCTACTGCTAGCTCTACACAATCTCTTCCAAAGTTTCGCATTGTCTTTCCTCTTACAAAAACAGTTCCGGCTGAAAAGATTCGACACTTTTGGTTTGCTCTCCAAACGGAACTCGGCGACCTCGGTGATAAACAAACCAAAGATTTATCTCGCATGTATTATATACCAGCAAAATATGATAATGCTTTTAACTTTATCTTTAGTAACTCTGGCAATCCTATCGATCCAGATATGATTATGACAAAACATCCATATCGTGAAAAAAGTGGTAATAGTTTCTTTGATAGATTACCTGAAGATATGCAGAAAGAAATAATTGAACATAGAAAATCAAAACTCGATAACTCAAATGTAAATTGGTCATCATATAAAAACTGTCCTTTCTTTCCAAAACAAATGGTGACCGAATATAAAATGATTAGTAATACTGGTTGGTATCATAAAATGTATCAAATAATGGTAGCCACTGCTGGTAATGCAATCAAAAACAAATATCCAATTACAGC